CAGAAAGAAGTTATTGGGAACATTATTAAAGCTAAGACAGTTAAGTCAAGACTCAGTAAAGAAAATAAACAAGTAGAAATTCGTTTATTCTATGATCATCGTGGTCTCGACAGATACTATGGTCTATTAGAACTTGGCGAATTGGGAGATCTCTGGTATAATAAAGCAGGAAGATATGAGATTGGTGGTAAGAAGTTGTATGCTAAACAAATTCTTGCTGACCCTGAAACATATTTTACTCCCGAAGTGATGCAAGCTCTTGACGAGATTGCACAAAAACATTTTAGTTATGGATCCTCTTGATGGAAAATGTTGAAACAACCATTCTCAAAAATTTAATATTTAATGATGAGTATTCTAGAAAGGTACTACCTTTTATTAATAAGGAATATTTTGAAAATCATCATGAGAAAATTATTTTTGAAGAAACTGAAAAGTTCATAGTACAATACAATAATCTTCCTACAAAGGAATCAATTATTATTGAGTCTGAAAAGAGGACAGATATAAGTGATGATGGTTTTAAGAGAATATGTGATGAAGTTAATAAATTAGAAGATACTCCAAATGATCTACAATGGTTACTTGATACTACAGAAAAGTGGTGCAAGGATCGTGCAATCTATCTTGCATTAGTTGAGTCTATTAGTATTGCTGATGGTAATAGTGAACAGAAAAATCAGGATGCAATTCCATCTATATTGTCTGATGCACTAGCAGTTAGTTTTGATAATCAAGTAGGTCATGATTATCTACAAGACTATGAAGAAAGGTATGAATTCTACCATCAGAAAGAAGAAAAGATTCCGTTCGATCTTGAATTCTTTAATAAAGTTACGAAAGGAGGTCTACCGAATAAGACTCTCAACATTGCTCTTGCTGGCACAGGGGTTGGAAAGTCTTTATTCATGTGCCATGTGGCTAGCGCAAGTTTACTCCAAGGAAAGAACGTACTCTACATCACTCTCGAAATGGCAGAGGAGAAAATTGCGGAGAGGATTGATGCTAATTTACTTAATGTCAATATACAAGAGATAACAAATCTACCTCAAGTAATGTTTGAGAATAAGGTTACTAAGTTAGCAAATAAAACTCAAGGATCGTTAATTATAAAAGAGTACCCTACTGCATCTGCTCATTCAGGACATTTTAAATCATTGCTAAATGAACTAGCATTGAAAAAATCATTCAGACCTGATATAATATTCATAGACTATCTTAATATTTGTGCATCATCCAGATACAAAGCAAACGGAAACGTCAACTCCTACTCATACATCAAAGCAATCGCAGAAGAATTACGGGGTCTCGCAGTTGAGGCGAACGTTCCGATTGTATCTGCCACTCAAACTACTCGTAGCGGTTACGGTAATAGTGATGTTGATCTCACTGACACCTCTGAATCTTTTGGACTCCCTGCTACTGCTGACCTTATGTTTGCCCTTATTTCTACAGAAGAGTTGGAGGGGTTAAATCAAATAATGGTCAAACAGTTGAAGAATAGATATAATGACCCTACTATGAATAAAAGATTTGTGGTTGGGGTCGATAGGGCAAAAATGAGACTATATGACTGTGATCAATCTGCACAGGATGATATAGTTGACAGTGGCCAAGAAGAAGAGTATAATAAACCAGAAGATAAGTTGTTAACAAAGTTCGCTGCATTGAAATTCTAATGACTAAAATTAAACACGTCGATTTTAATAAATACACTGAGTTCGTTGATGCTGTTACATCTGACGAATCCAAAGACTTTCTATCATTATCTGATCGTCTAGTAGAACTAGATGAGAAAGGTGCAAATATAGAAAGATTACTCACTGCTGGTGTTGGACTCAATGCTGAAGCAGGTGAGTTTTTAGAGATAATTAAGAAGATGATATTCCAAGGAAAACCTTGGAGTGAGGAAAATAGAGAACACCTTGTAATCGAATTGGGTGATGCTATTTGGTACATTGCTAATGCATGTATGGCACTTGAAATCCCATTTGATGAAGTAGTTGCTCACAATGTCAAGAAGTTAAAGAAGAGATATCCTGGTGGCCAGTTTGACGTTTACTATTCAGAAAACCGAGAGGAGGGAGACCTATGAAGACCACAGAATCTTACGAACAGTTACTTGTTCGTTTTCAAAAAAGAGTTCCTCAATTGCAGGAACGACTAAGAGAAATACGAGAAGGTGATATTCCAAGATTATTAGAAGAAGAAAAAAAAGTGGAACTTGATCTTGCGAGAGTAGAAGGATCTCTTCAATGTATAGAGTATCTTGCCTTTGGTGCATTACCTCATGATGGAAATCATGGTGGAATGAAAGATCATAAACCACAAGATAATGTTGTTCCATTTAAACGTCATGGAAGTTTGGATGTATTAGACTAAATAGTCTCAATTACGGAGTCAAAATGCTACACATGAGAGAACAATTATTAAGAGCAGTACTTGCACATGCTCAAGGTGAAATTGAAAAGCATAAGGTAAACGTGAATGTTTACTTAGAACATCCTGTTGGTATTGGAGAGCATTCAGATATTACTGAAGCAATTCAATGCGAGTTAGATAAGATTGCACGGTATCAAGATCAGATAGATGTTCTCAATAAGTATTTTCGAGGCCCTAGTGATAAATAGCTAATCAACTTATTAGCAAATTCACATACATTCATGCAACCCGATCACGAACATCCACAATCCGACAGAAAATACGCAAAAAAACTTATTAAACTTGCAAAAAAACATCCAGAGTATTATAGTAAGGAAGAAGTCAGATTCGCCAAGAGAATGAAAAAGTTACTTAAGAAAGGGAAGGAAGATTAAATGGTTGCAAATGTTTCTGAAGACCATCTTGGTTTGAATATGGCATTGAATGATGCCCAACAGGAAAAAGGCACTGTTATAAAAATTAAAAGTGCCAGTTCCAAAATGGTCTTTTACAAAGTCACATCTGAGAATAGAAGCGTAACTAAACCAAATATAGAAAGATTATTATCAGCATATAAAGTTTACACAGGTATTCTCAATACCAATAAGAATGTTAATTCTTCAATGGAGGGAACTGAGTGTAAGATGTCTGATGGCACTGTACTTAGATTTGAGTATAAACCAAAATCAGGTGGTATGAGTATGACCACTTTGAATTCTTCTATCACAGAATTGTTTCCTTGTATAGCATGGGAAACTGGTTGTTGGGAAGGTTTTAATGGAAATAATAAGGATGCATGGAAATTGATAAAAGATAATACTCATGCTGGTTTGAATTGTTTTCTTGACCCTAAAGATGCAAAGGCAGGAATTGCGTTTGTAGAAGCTGCAGATCAAGGTTCCTTTCAAGAGAAAGTCACTAATGCTAGAAACATATACAAATGGTTGAAGAGTATAGAGAAGCAACAAGCTAAATCAAATCCTCTTGCTGTTGTGTATTGGGGATATAGAAAGAAACCACCTAAGATTGCTTCTAATCATCCAGGAGATATGTTTTTGCATTGGAATGATGGTACGTATCTTGGAGTTAGTTTGAAGGCAGGTACTGCAACGTCTGCTGAACCAAAACTTAATACTTATGTAAAACCTGTATTTGATTTTTATGCAGACAATGGTTATCCAACAGCAAGAAATTTATATACTAAGATTAAAGACCTTCTCTGGCCAAATTATTTGAAGATACCAGGATTTGAACAGAGTGACTTTAGACTTTGGGGTAGTAAGACACTTGCTGATAAAACATTTGAGTTTGAGAAAACAGATTCAACGACATACAATCAATTGTATGATGAAAATTTGGGTATTATAAAGGAGCAAATAGTTCAGTTGATGAATGCTAGTCCCAGTACGACAAAGAAATATATTTCTCAAAACTTGGCACTGAAGGGTTTAGATCCACCTGTGATTGTAATTAAAGCAACTCAAACTACTGCAAGTAAAGATGATACAACTGAACAATTACTAAGAGCTCTTGCTCAAAAGAGTTCTGGAGCAGTTGCATCATCACCACCACCAAGTCAGAAAGGTAGAGGAGGGAAACAAGCATTCAATGTATTACTTCATGATGGTATTCATCTCAATTTAGATTTTACTGCTCGTACTAATAAAAGTGGTTCTGGACATAAACTAGGACAATTTGAAAATTTAGCAGTGAAGTTTAATAAGGTAACCAAATTAAAAGGATAAATATAAAAAAAGCGTCTTTTAATTCAAATGGATCTCAGAGAAGTATATGCTGCTTATAAAACCATAGCAGAAGATGAGAAGTATGGTTACGATAAAGATGGTAATTCTTTAAATCCTAAAGATAAGGATAAAAAGAAAAAGAAGGATACCACTAAGAATAAAGATGAGAAGTGGCAAGATAGCGACGGTGATGGTAAGTGGTATGAAGAAGGAGAAGACGTAAAGAAAGAAGCAATTGAGTTTGCTGCTGATTACTTCTTGGAAGAAGGTATTGAAGAGGAAGAATTAGATATCATTATTGAAGATGTTGGACTTGATGATTTTGTTGAGTTTGTTTTCGAGGAGAGAGCAGCAAGAAAGGCAAGAGCAAGTGCTCCATCATATGCAAATGTAAAGGCAGCAGTTGATGCAACTGATGCTGCTAAGAAGAAAGCAGGTAAGGGTGAATACTCTGCTGCATATAAGAAGAAAGAAACTGATGTTACCGATTATGGTGATAAAGCAGCAAAGGTATCAGTCAAGAAAGTTAAGAAGTCAGTAGCAAAAGCAAAGGCAGCAAAACCTGCACCACGCAAACAGAAAGGTGCTATGGCATATGATGGTCCTAACAAACCAGCAAGTGAAGCAAAGGATAGAGTAATTGCTAAGACAAAGGCAAAGAGGGAAGAACCTAAGAAGAAAGCAGGACTTATTTCTAAGATTGGTAGTGCCTATAAGAAAGGAGTAGAACGCCATAAGGCTGCAAGAGCAAAAGGTAAGGAACCTGAAAAGCGTGTGAAGGAATTCGGTAAGGGATTCGCATCTGGTGTTAAGGACACTGTTAAGTTTGCTGGTAAAGTGAAGAAGGCAGTAGTTGGTGAAACACTGCAAGCATTACTTGATACTCTTGAGGAAGGTGAATCACTTGATAAGTACGATACTGTACTTGCATACTTAATTGATGAGCAACTAGCAGAAGACTTTGATGCTGCCAATAAGATGATGGGTAGGTTGAAACCAGAATTGATTGATGAAGTTTATGAGGAGCAACTTAAGAATTTTGTATTGTCTGAATGTGATGAATTTGATGATGAACTTTTACAGATTGTAGAAGATAATCTTGGAGTGAAGACTGAGGATCAGATCTTAGGTCTTATGGAGTCTGGTTGGCATCGTCGTAATCCTGGCAAGAAGCATCCATTAGAGTCTGGTTCATCC